ACATTTGTTCCAACTTATAGTGGAATAAAATATTTGGATTTTAGTGTGACAACTGTTGTGATTGCAACTTTGTTGATCCTTTTGAGTTTGCAGACCAAATTAGGTAATAAAATATCTATACTATTTGATCGCGTGACAGAATTATGGACGGGCGAATCTGCTGATGCAGATAAAGATGGTAAGAAAAAGAAGGGTAAAGGAAAAGGATCTGTGAAAGTTTCTCAACCGATTAGTCAAGGAGGACAACAGCAACAACAACAATCACAGGACCAAACAGCTCAAAACCAGTCTTTATATGGAGGATCAACCCCAATTAACCAGTTGCCTAGTTCTAGCACATCAACTCAGCAACTTCCAGATTATAATGCAATGTATAATCAGGCAGACCAGAACCCATTACAAAATGCAAATACTCCTGGATTTGGCGATTCATCGGTTATGGCTTCAAATGAATTTTTAGGTAATTCTTTTGGATCAAATTTTTAGCTATATTGAACTAAATTGATATAAAATTATAGTATACTACTATATCAATTATAATAATGTGTATACATCCTAATTGTAAAACTATACCAGTTTTTAATTTTGAAGGTGAAACTAAAAGAATATATTGTAATAAGCATAAAACAGAAAATATGATAGATGTCAAAAATAAATTTTGTATTTATTTAGGATGTAAAATACGACCAAGTTATAATATAGAAGGTGATAAAAAAACATTGTATTGTTATATTCATAAACTTGTCAATATGGTAAATATTGTATCTAACCTTTGCATAGAACCAAATTGTAAAACTCAACCAATTTATAATATAGAAGGTAATAAAAAAGCATTGTATTGTTCTAGTCATAAAAAAGAAGGAATGGTAAATGTAAAAACTAAACAATGTATTGAATTAAATTGTAAAATTAAAGCAACTTATAATATAGAAGGACAAGTAAATGCTTTATATTGCACAGAACATAAAAAAGAAAATATGGTAAATATCTTATCTAAAACTTGTGAACAAGAAGGATGTAAAATACATCCATCATACAATATAGATGGACTTAAAAATGCGCGGTTTTGTTCTAGTCATAAAAAAGATGGAATGGTAGATATAAAAAATAAAACTTGTAAAAATGATTGGTGTTCTACTCAAATTAAAGATAAATACGAAGGTTATTGTCTATATTGCTTTATAAATATTTTTCCTGACAAACCAGTATCACGAAATTACAAAACAAAAGAGCGTGCAACAGTAGAACATGTAATAAATAAATATCCAGAATTAACTTGGATCGCAGATAAAGTTGTAAAAGACGGATGCTCAAAAAGACGACCAGATTTGCTATTAGATTTGGGATACCAAATTATTATTATAGAAGTAGATGAAAATCAACACACCGATTATGATTGTAGTTGTGAAAATAAAAGAATAATGGAATTATCACAAGATTTAGGACATAGACCAGTCATATTTATAAGGTTTAATCCAGATGATTATTTAGATACAGGCAATACTATTACTTCATGTTGGAGTAATAATAAAAATGGTATTTGCACTATAAAAAAATCCAAACAGGATGAATGGACACAAAGATTAAATTCATTAACTTCCCAACTAGATTATTGGATTGATCCAGTAAATAAAACAGATAAAACTATTGAAACCGTGCAATTATTTTATGATTCCACTTAAGCAATTGCACTTGCGATCGCTTTAGCATGTGCTCATAAAGTTATTGCATAGTTGACGTAATTTTACTCTAGACTACATGTGATATTAATAACCGACTGCCATTAGTGGAATTGCTTAAAGATAATTCTCCTTTAATAAAATATGGATGTCAATATTTTATTAAAAGCGCTAGACAATGATGCCAATGAAAATATTATCAATATGTCATATAAAAAAATCAAAGAAATGACACATAATATGCTCACAGAATTAGAATTAGAAGATGCAGTATTTAAAGACTATTTGACTAAATTAAAACTATATCGCTACATAGATGAACTCAATGATCTTAAAATAGGAGCATTTATTCGGTGGATACCACTCGCCGACCCAGAAAATATACATTTAACACAAGGTGGCATCATATGCGATATTAAAATTACAGATAAAGGAATTGCGCTAGTATGCAAAAATTTTGCACATAAACATTACCATTTAAATCCAGATGAATTAATGATATTTCAAAAATTGTCAGGACAAGAGCAGGTGCTTTTGGCAGCTCTAGATTATTTAGAGAAGTAAGTGTCGAGGGTTCTTTAAGTAGTTTTCTTATATCTACTTTTCTAGGGTTATTTGCTTAATTGAATAGATCTTTTTCGTCGACATGTGAATTTACCGCGCTTTAAACCCTTCCTCTTAAATATACTCCGAGTGCAAATTCCGATAGCTTTAGGTTCAGATTTAACGGCTTTGCCAACTTTTTTAATACATCGGCACAATTTTTCAGATAAAATTTGTTCAGCTTTATGTTTTAAAGTAGAAGCGTGTTTTGGAATAGGTAAATTGTAATAATTTAAAATAGTCGTATAATCTGTTTTATTTAATTTCATGGATGAAGATGATGACATAATATAATATATGAATATTTTATGCAACAAAAAATCGTGGTATTTGATTTAGATGAAACATTAGGATATTTTTCTAAATTGGGAAAAATATGGAAAATGGTAGAATCCAAAAATCAAAACCAGGATACGTTTGATACTCTATTAGATTTATTCCCAGAATTTATAAGACCACATATGCTAACTATTTTAAAGTATCTCAAGGGTCAAAAGAATGATTTTATTTGTAATAAAGTAATGATTTATACAAATAATCAATCTTCTACTGAAAAATGGATACAATATATAAAAACTTATTTTGAAAACAAATTGAAATATCCATTATTTGATAAAATTATTAGTGCATTTAAAATCAATGGTAAAAAAATAGAATTAGGTAGAACATCACATAAGAAATCATATTCTGATCTAATTACATGTGCCAAATTGCCAGTAAATACACAAATATGTTTTGTAGATGATACGTATCATCCTAGTATGGATGTATCAAATGTAGTTTATGTAAAAGTAGAACAACCTTATGTATATGATTTATCCAATGAAATAATTATGAAGCGTTTGAAAATAAAAGATAAAGATGCCATGTTATTTACATATATTGAAAAGGATAAAAAAGAATTTGAATTAGATAAAATTATTAGTAAAAAAATAATGTTATGCCTACAGAATTTTTTAACTAAAGATATATAAATGGTCTATGTTCCAAATTTAGAGGATTATAGAGACACTATTGGGTTTAATAATTTATTAGAAGGTCAAGAGTCAAAAAAACTAAGTATATTTGATGTACCTAAAGGATATGTTAGTCCCCCTAGAAAAACTAGACGACCTACAGGAAGAAATACAAGAAAACCATCTAGAAAGTCTTCATTTCGTAAAGAAATGGTAAAATTTGTAAATAAATCTAGTCGTGCTAAAAAATCAAGCCGAAAAATAAAACAAGAAATTATGCAAATACAACAACGTCATAATATTAAACAAATACCTAAAAAAAATCAACCTTTTTTACATAAACTTGAAAACCATCAACCATTCCAAAAAAAACCAGATCAACCAGAACTATATCAAAAAAAACCAGATCAGCCAGATCAACTATATCAAAAAAAACCAGATCAAAAACAAGTTTTAGTTAAGTCGCCTATAAATAAACAACCATTACCGAAACATCAAACTGAAGTATATCCAAATCAAATATATAGACGACAAAGGAAACAACAAATTAAATATGTTAATTTATTACAACTATTGACAAATAATTATTTTAAAATAATAAATAATGATGGAGGAGGAGATTGTTTTTTTCATTCTGTTAGTCAAGGATTGGCATCTAGTAAAAATAAAGAACATTTTTCATATATAGCGCTTCGCAAAATGGTTTCTGAAAATATAACCCTACCAATATTTAAAGATTATGAATTACAACAATGGGAACTATATATGGCAAATGATAATAGAGGTAAAAGTTATATTAGACAAATATATGGTATATCCATTCCACAAAGTAGAAGGGATATTATAAAACAAATTAATACCGAATTTGATAAACTGGTATATAATAATAATAAAATTATGGCATTAAAAAATGGCTTACCTGATTTAACAAAATTTAATACCTTTGTAAAATATGTAAATACTAGTAATTATTGGGCAGATTCTGTAGCAGTAAATATATTAAGTCAATTATTAAATGTCCAATTTGTCATTTTTGATTCCAATTTTAATCAAATAGAATGTTTAATTAGAGATACTTATAATAAAAAAATGTATGATGGTTATATATTAATTTGGTGGACAAGTCCGGTTCATTATGAATTAATAACTTATAATAATATTGGATTTTTTACATTTGAAACATTGCCTCCTTTAATAAAAAGTATGATCAATGATAATGCGATTATAAATCAAGCGTGTAATAGCGATGTTATGTTTCCTTTAACTAACTAATCCTTAGTCCTTAGTCCTTAGTTTTTAGTTTTAGTCTTTAATATTCAAATACTTTTTAATAATAACACCTATTGTTCCACTCATTAATAAAAATGTGCCTGCAGTAAATGCAATTTTTTTATCTAAATCGGAAAATTCTCTTTTATGTCTAAATGGATTAAAACGATACATTAAAAATAGACTCACGTATATTTGTATATAACTATGAATAATTGTGACATATGGTGCGGTATTTGTTTTTGATAACCCTAATAAACTAACAACATATAATATATATGTTGTAGCCGTAATTAGTATGAACGCATTCATTTGAAATTTTTGTGAAATCATTCTTATAATTATAAGTTATTTTATTGTTATTATTTCTTTAGTAATATTATGTGTAGCAATTTAGAAACAAATATGCAAATTATTGATACTAGTAATGAAAGAATATTTAATAGAAATTTATCATCACAACCATTACAACCTTATATTAGTGTTCGACCTGTAATGACTAAATATTCTATAATGCCAATTGTTGATCCTAGAGCACCAATTAGTGTTCCAATGATTCAACAACCTACATATAATTCACATTATGTATTTAATCCAGGAAATACAATAAGTCCATGGTCAGGTTTTGCAACAAATATAAATCTAGAATCTGAATTAAGAAATCAAGTATATGCTTTACAAAAATGCAGTCAATCTGTTTATGTTCCTTCATCAAATAGTGATTTATATCATTTTCAATTTAAACCAAGAGAACATGCGCATGTTCAACAACCATTTCCAAATTTATTTAAAAAAGAATTATATAGTGATTTTAATCCAAATAATGAACAAATTGCTAAAGGTGCTTTTTATAATCATACTCGACAACAATTAAAAGGTTTATCGGAGAATAATTGTGATTAATTTAATAATAGTATTTTATATGGAGCAACCAGAGCAATTCCAGCAATTCCGCTTGCGGTCGGGTTCAGGGTTGGTTTCAGTTTCGAGTTTAGAACAAGAGTTGATTGAACCTGCAATAAAGATAATTACTAAAGAATTACTTTATTCAGATGAGGAAGAAGAGAAAGAGAAAGAGGATGAGGATGAGGATGAGGATGAAGAGAAAGAAATGAAACCAGAATCTATATCATTTATAAAGAGAGAACATATAACTGATCCAACTTCTGAAATTACTTTAGAATGTTTAATGAATAAATCAACTTATTTAAAATATATAAAAAATCAAAATTTAGAGGAGAATAAAACTAAAGCAAATTTAAAGGATCGCAAATTTTATAAAAAAAGAATATATGATTTAACAAAACAATTAATGCATAATGAACCGAGTCCTTCAACTGAAATATCAAAAACTTTTGAAAATTATATTAATAGTTGTATAAGATATTTTCAAATATTAGATAAAACTGATATTTTACAAGAGGATTATGCTAATATTACACAAATGAATTTAATAAATACTAAAATAGAATCAGTGGAAGAAGCGAATAAATCAATGATGCGTTTTGTAAAAATGTATGAACCAAACTCTTTGGAAAAAATAGTGAAACGGACCATTACAAAAATGGCAGCACCTGATCCAGTTTTACCTAAACAAAAAAATATTAATTTAAAGGATCCGAGTTTAAGAAATAAAGGTATTTGTAAAAAGAATAATATATCTAATAAATATGAAGACAAGACGGAAACAATACCGCCACCAAAATAAAAATAAAAGGGGAACAAAAAGAAAAGCAAGAAAAGCAATAAAAACTAAAACAAAATTGATGAGTGGCGGAGAAAAAAGAGGTAACCCAACAAAATCAACTAAACCAAAAAATAAAAATAATAATAAAAACAACCAAAAGAAATTAAAAGAAATATCATTTAAAAATTTACAATGTAGTCCAAATCCAAATCCAGAAAAGAAAAAGGATTATACGTGTTTAGATGATCCAACATTATTTAAATTAAAAGATTTGTGGAATGCGCGTCATCCAGATGTTAAAATTGAAAGTAAATGGCCTAAAGAAATATGGTCAAAATTAAAAGAATATTTGAAAAGTATTTGTAATAAAGAGTCGTGTTGGTTAAAACAAAATTTTGTAGAAGGCAAATTAAATACAGAATTACGTGATTCTTTTGCACCCAAATCTCCGGCAGATTGGAAAAAAAAACCAAATGAATGGTTATCTAGTGTTGATATTTTAGACGTAATGAAACAATATGAAAAAGCATATAAATGTTTTGAATTTATGGGACCTACACCTATTGATTTTGATACAAAAATGATGGGAGATCAGTGTGTATGGCCTGAATTATGTAAATTTAATTTACAAGAACAGATTAACTCTGGTAAAACTAAAATAGGCATTATTTTTAATACAGATAAGCATACTGGAGGTGGAAAGCATTGGTTTAGTCTATTTATAAATATTAAAAAGGCTGAAATTTTCTTTTATGATTCTGCTGGAGATAAACCTGGAAAAGAGATTCAATCACTTATTGATCGTGTAATAGAACAAGGCAAAAAATTAAATCAGTCGATTGCTTTTAAAATAGATAGCAATTATCCAGTAGAACATCAAATGGGAACAACTGAATGTGGAGTATATTCACTTTATTTTATAGTACATATGCTAGAAGATAAATTAACTGGACATTATTTAAAAACTCATAAAATAAAAGATAAATATATGCAACAATTTCGCAAAGTATATTTTAATGAAGATTTATAATTTAAATTATCGATTTAAACATATATTACTAATTAATAATATATGTTTTTGACAAAAGGAAACGTGGAAACAATATGGGATGTATTACATGATGAAAAACTACCTAATATGAATCAACAAGTTTTTATTAATAATATAAAATTATTTGGCGAAAAAGAGAGAACCTCTGGACTAACTCTTTATCAAATGAATACAAAATTTATAATGCAATTTAAAGATTTTATGGAGAAAGAATATCAACTGCATAAAAGATCACTTAACCAACAACAGACACAGCAACAACAATCTCAAAAACAAAATAATAATGGACAAAATAATAAACAACATGATGGTCCAATTAGATTAAATATTCAAGAGAATGACTCAAATTATTCTATTACCGCAGAAGAATTACATGCTGAACGTATTGGCGAATTTGAAAAACAATTATCTCAAAAACAAAATGAATTTAGTAGTTTAATGACACAAGAAAAACCAGAGGAACTTAATTTCAGTGATGTAAAAGATACACCAATTGGATCTGAAATGGAACAACTTATTGCAAGAACATTATTGCAACGTAATTTTGATATTGAGCAAATACATAGTCAAAATACAAGCACAAATGCGACTACTAGTTGGTTATCTAGTAAAGAAACTTCTTTAAAAGCTGAAAAGACCATTGAAAAATCAAATAATGAGGATAAACATATTTCATGGTCTAATGAATTAACTAGTGAAGAACCACGTACGGAAAGTATTTTTTCAAGATTAAAACAAATAAAAAATATAACAGAAGTAAAAGAAAATAAATTAAAGGAAACTGAATTAAAGGAAACTGAATTAAAAGAAATAAATAATAAATTAGATAAAATAATTAAACATTTCAATATATTATAAGTATGTGCAATTTCAAAGTAGGAGATAAAATATATAAAAAAGGAATGAAACCAATAAAATATACTATTATGAAAATAGAAGAAATTATAGGAGGTAATTGGCATGATGGATTTTCTACCGAACATTATGCTGAATTAGATGATGGAACTAATTTTAAATTATGTTATACTTCACATATGAATCAAATATTTATGGTTTATGCTTTGAAATCTGTAGTGTAAGTATTTAATTGTTGAATACAATAATTTATCCATTTTTTATGATAACTAGAAATGTTCACTTTGTTATCATATGTAAATTTCTCTCTTTTTACAAATATCGGAATATAAATAGGATGTTCTTTATCTTCTGTTATTTTGTAATGCATATTAGATGCACTACTAGTTGATTTATTTTTTCTAATGATATGATTACTCCGTTTATTAGAATTGCTTCGCTTATTAGAATTGCTT